GCCTCTATCCCAGGCCTCATGAAAGGGCGAGCCGGGATATTCGCCCCCGGAGCACCATTGTCATGGAGGTAGGCCAAGGAAGCATTCCCTATCGGGGAGTCCTCATCCTGTCTCTTGACCTTGTCCTGAGGGACTCCTACCATGACGTTCTGGTGGGTCAGCTGGTCCAAGCTAATCTTCAACTTAGGCAGTTTGTTCATCAGCATCCGGGCGGCGTTCTTAGCCATCTAGACAATCCAGTTATAAGCCGCAGTCAAGGCTTTGTACCCTTCTCGAAAGTCCCCGTCTGCCAAATCCGTCCCAGGGGTAACATTCTTGAGACGGTGAATTATTGCCTCGGCCTTTCGAATGGCTTCGGACACTTGGGCAGAGGGCAGTGCATCTTGGGTCTTACCTACATGAACGTGTATATGCTTGGCCATAATGGATCCTTATTAACTTCCGAAGTTGGTGAAGCCTGGTTGAACACTTGGGCCAGGCCAGGCAGCCCCGCTTCCGTAGGGCACCATGCCGATTCCGACCTGTAGGGGTCCTGCCCCGAAAAGCTTGGCCAGACGAAGGAACCGAGTACCGTAGATGGTCAGGTTCCAATGCCCGCCTTTCTCCTCCGTCGCAGAGCTGGTGTCGAACCCCACGGACACCTTATCCACAGACTTCGAGGAGATAGGACCGGTCGTCTGCCCCGGAACCACTCCCGAAGCAGCCTCTGCTTGAGCCCGGGCCTCCATCGCGATATGGTGAGCCACATACAGCTCTACCGCATTGTCGAGGACGTTTCCCCAACGATCGGCCGGAAGAAGCTTCTCGGCCAAGGCCAGGTAGTACTCGATCTGGCTGTTGGGATAGTCGGTTGAGCTGTTGAACTCAGGGTAGTCAGCTCGAAACTGTGGAACGGTGATGGTCATTGAAGAGTCCTTTTTATTCTTCCCCAAATGCCCGGGCCTCGAAAAGGACCCCCGATGGCATAAGCCTCGGTCTTTAGGTCAGAGAATAGCTTTTTAGCCTTTTGGGTAAGCTCAGCCTCTCGACGATCTTCATCAGGGCTTACCGTTCCGTCCGGATTAGCGTCCTTAGTAGATTGAAGACCGCTCTTGAGGTGGATATGTATTCGCTTGGTCATATTGGAGTTTCCCAGTACTTCCGGTTCATCTCATTGATAGAGGCCAGTGAGACCGACTCCGGCAGGTTATCCAACGGGCCGTCATTGGCCCGTTGGATGGAGTGGGCGATAGCCACAGCCTGCTTGGGAGGCTTGCCGTGTGAGATCTCGGTGGCGATATTTTCCCTCAGGGCTTTCTCAGAACCACTTTGTATCAACGGCATGCTAACCTCCTTACTTAGGTTGGTAGACCTCGACCCCGTTAGCTTTCGCGAACCAATGCTCGGCCACCTTGGGGTCCATCTCTTGGATACCGGCTTCGAACTTCAGCTCGGTGTTATGATCCAGACGGAGTTTGAAGGCCTTTGGCACGGTGACGGTGACGGTATCCCCGGACTTCTTCGGGGTATCCTTCTTAGCTGCCTTAGCTTCCGCTTCGGCCTTCAGCTCTTCCACTCGCTGGCGGATGTGGGCTTGAACGTCCTCCGGGTCAACCTCCCAGTCGGCCAGAATCGCGGCTACCGCGTCTTCTTCCGACATACCGTTGGACACTTCGACCGAGGCCTTCTCCAGGTCAGACTCATAGGTGGGTTGCTTGTTGCTGTCTCTCCTAGCCATTTTATTTGCTCCTCACGGGTTAATTGGGGAGCCTGCGATTAACAGGCTCCGGGTTTACTGCTTACAGGCCATCGAAGTAGCCGATGGTCTCAGGGTACACCACCTCAGTAGCACCCAGACGACAGAAGTACGTCGTCTTGTGATAGATGCTGTCATACTGGATGGGAGTGCGCTGCAGCAAGGTCATCGGATAGCGAACACGCTTCTTCTCCTTGGTGTAGACCACCATACGGTCCACAGTTCCAGTGCTGCCGATGGTACCACCAACTCCTGCGCCTACCAGCCACTTCAGCGGCAGGATCTCCAGCTTGCCCTTGCCCGAAGTAGTCAACAGGTTGTTCTCTTGGATATACTTGAGGATGGAGACATTGCCGGCATTGGACACCTTCTGGGTGCTGATGTAGCCGAACTGTGCAGGCGGCAGCAGCAGACGACCCGGGATGACCGCCCAGCCAGACGCCGCCCAGACAGAAGTCAGTGCGGTGTTGACGTCGGCCAGGATCTCGTCAGGAGTCTTCTGGCTCCACAGGGGAGAACCTGCAGCACCGTTCGGGAGGTTGCCAACGTTGGTCACCAGGGAGTTGTTGATCAGGCCAGTAACGCCCATGGAGGTATCGCCGATGTAGACTTGCTCGTCGATGTCCATCTGGTGCTTCAGGACCAGGCCTTCATACTTCTGGGCATCCACTGGGCGACCCAGCTTAGCGGCGCTTTCCAGCTCCAGGATGGTGTACTTCAACTCCATTGCCCAGGGGTGCAGCGGGTGCGGAACCTTGGCGATGTCGGCCGAGATGCCCGTGATCTGGTTGGTGTCTTTGCCAATCCAGGCCTTGCCGTTGCCAATACCATTGCCCGCCCCCAGCCCGCCAGCCGAACCGAAGCTCGACAAGGTGAAGCTGGAAACTTCATCGGCGATGGTCACGTCTTCGCGCAGGTCGATATCGCGACCCCAGGTCACCGCAGCCAGCGGCTCATGCAGAGTCAGGTCGAGGCGTTCGAGTTCACCGACCAGGAAGGCGCCGGTGGAGTCGACCGTGCGGCCGTCCGTAGTCTTGAAGGAATTGCCCAAGGGCTTGCCCAACATGTTACCCTGAGCATCGATCGTGCGGTAGCCCGAGTCGAAGGTCATGATATCGCGGGTCTTACGACGAAAGCTCGTCGGCAGGATCAGTTTGCTTTGTTTCATCTGTGTTCCTCTCTATTGAATGTGGGATTAGATGTTGAAGGCGAGCTCAGCTACGCCATTAGCATCGGTACCGCCGTTGAACTTGCAGTTGGTCACCAGAACGTTGTTGCCACCGTCGGATGCAGTCTCCAGCTGGCCAATGATGTGGTTTCCGGAAGTGGCCGCTACGCGGACGTAGACGTTGCCATTTTTCACCGGAGCGGTTTGGCCGACGTTCACTTGAGCCAGAATATAACCTGCGCGCAGAACGTCCATGATGCCAGAGACCGGAGCCACTGCATTGCCCAGATTGGCTTGAGCATTCGCCAGAGCTGCAGTAGACTGCTGGTACGGGTAAGGGCGAACCGTCACGCCATAGGCAGCCTGCGAGGCGTCACCGGTGGTGAACGGGCGAACGCCCTGAGTGGTCGGGTCGACCAAGACCAGCTGGCCGAAGATAGCCGGCGGTGCGGCATCGTCGATCAGGCAGGGTTCGATGGTTGCCGGGTGGGTACGGTTGACATCACCGGCGAAGCCTGCGCCCATCCGGTATTGAAAGGCCACATCACGAGTCTTCATACGTTTCATCTGTGTTACTCCTTTTTGAGGTTGTGGGTAGTTAGCCGAGATTCCAGTGCTCGGATTTGCGACGGTTGAGCTCCGCCAGGGTCACGGGACCTTTTGCCGCTCCGGACTGGTCGCTGGTGCGTCCTGCCGGCTGGTTGTTCAAGGCCCTCTTCATCGCTGCCGCCGATCGGAACATCGTGCGGATGGCATCGCACGTCATGGACTTGGTGTCCAAAGACTTGCCGTCCAACAGCTCGTCGATGATGCCACGAGTTGCCGGCTGGTTATAGGCCAAGTCCAGAACGCCGCGACGGAAGTGGCACAGCTTCTTCAGGGATTGAGTCGGCTTAGCCGCACCATCGAAGACCGGGATCTTCACGCCAGGAACCAAGATCTCGGCCTGAGAAGCCGCATCCTGGAAGGAGTCAGCCAGATAGGCAGAGTCCTTGGCCTTAGCCGCCTGCTCTTCCATGCCCTCCGGTGCTTCATCACGCAGGGCCTGTTCGGTCTGCTCATCCGGATCTCCGTCGGTAGCACCTTCGGAATTGCCAGAGAGTTGAGCGACCATCTCCTTGAGAGTCTCGATCTCGGCTCGCATCTCAGCATGTTCAGCATCATTGCGGTCAATGTGTTCCTGGATCAAGTCGTCGGTGAACCGGATGCGTTGTCCTTCTTCATCCAGAACCTCCGGCCTGGCCTCACCATTTCCGTTGTGGATGTGGATGTGGGTGTCGCCTTCTTCCCCGCCTTTCACAGTCTCGAGGTCTTGAGCCAACTGCTCGACCTCCTCGGCGTCCTTTGCCTTGAACGCCTTCATCAGGGTATCAAGGAATTTGTTTCCTTTCTTTGCTGCCATGTTTACCTCCTTAGTTGAGTTCCGGTCGCCTACTGCACATCGCGGGCCACAGCGACCATTCTCGACCAACGCGATATGATTGATGATGATATTCTTCTGCCTTCCTACCCCTTCAGAGATTTCCTCGTAGTCCGCTTCATAACCACAGGAGACCTCTGTCTTCCTTCCGCTGCGAATGGCCTCGATTCCTTCCTTAGAGGTGATCAGGAAGTCGGCCAATAACAGGTCGTCCATCGCCCCTACCCCTCTTCGAACATTGAGAGCAGTTCCGACGGCTAGTTCTTTCCAGTTCTCCGGGTTGACATCCTCGTCTGGGTGATCATCCGTGACTGGCTTTCCTTGGGCACTGGCGATGGACTCTGGCCGGAAGACCTCTTCCTCCTCACGGTGGATCTTGACTAGCCCTTCAGCTCCGGCCTTGATCGGGGTCTCATTCGGTCCATAGATCAGCATCCCCGTGCGGGCGATGGGGACCTCTTCGCATAGCAGGAATCCTTCTGGGGTCAGGCTCTGCTTAGGCCCAAGCTTTTCGATGGTATGGAAGTTCATACTGTCTCCTATGTTAATACTGCTGTGGTAGCCCCCAGTAGAGGCTACGGCCGGAGTACTATCGTGGTAGGGCGAAGGCTGCCGACGAACCGACCAGACGACCAACACAGGTGGAAGTAGACACCCCCGTATTATTCATACGAACCTTCGAGTATCCCGCGGTGTTCATCACCCAGGTGCCAGTCGTACCGCTAACGGAAGTAACCGCCGAAGCAGCTAAGGTGGCGTTGTACGGGTACATGTTGAGAGTGACATAGTTCGTATCATCCACAGTACCTTGCATCCGCCCTTGGAGGCCGGTGCAAGTACCCGACAGCTGCAAGGCCACGGTACCGATACCGTTGAGAGTCAGGGGAGTAGCGGCCACGTTCGAGGCCACGGTGAAAGCTGTGCCACGAGCATTCGGGATATAGGTCGGATTGGTGACTGGGTAGGTCTCAGCATAAGCACTGGCGAACAGGCCCAGACCCATCGCCGCCACCAGGGCAAAGAGTTGCAGAAGCTTTTTCATATTAGGTTCCTTCTCGTCGATTTCTGCGCTCTTGATACGGCGGCGCAGATTCGCCGTGATGCAAGCTTACTCTATCCAACCGCCATAGGAGACGGACACATCTCCTCCCGCCTGGGTGGAGTAGACGGTTGCCTTGATGATACTCAGGGCCGGGAACTTTCGCGGTATGCTGAGGTTTAAGGAAGTCACAGAATCCTGTAGGAAGTAGACCTCATTGAAGATGAATATCCCAGGGGTGAGAAGGCCCTCGAAGTCATTAGTGGCTCTCAGCCTCACGGACAAGGGTTTTCCACTGGCTCCGGACACCGAGATATAGTTCATGTAGAACGTCTTCCCAGCCGGTACCATTCGCTGGGAGTTCAGGGAGACGTTAGCCCCGATGGGGATCTGGGCATAGACCCGAGCGGCGTCTCCCGTTCGGTAGCAGGTAATGACCCCAGCCGCAGCTACCCCATACCCAGAGGTTTCCTCTGAGTGAATGTACTGGATGTGCCGAACTCCCGTCAATCCCGTAGAGACCGGAGTGGTTCCATTCAAGGAGATGTTAGCATGGGCCTCTGCTCCGGCCAGGGTCAGGTAGTGCAGGTCAATCTTACGGACATTTGCCCCAGAGGGAGACGCATCCGCTGCCGAAGTGGAGACGCAGGTGAGGGCATCCCCCGTAGTTTGATCAGGTATGGGAATGGTCGTAGCCGTTCCTGTCCAGATATCGTCTCCGGTGGCCACAGTACTCAACGATGGGCGTTGGCCGAATCCTCGGAATGGGGAATGCCCTGGGATCTTCCCAAGACGGATGAGATCATGGTAGGGAATGGTTCCTACCAACCCCTCTTCTGTGACCACTGTGACCCAGTAGGGGTCACAAGAACCGCAGTGTCTGAGGTCTTACCGGCCGGAGGCCCCTGGAAGACCTGATATGCGCCAGCCTGCGAGGCCCACAGGATCAACAGAAGAAGGAAGTGTCTCATCTTAGTACCCCGTAGCCACAGACAGTACTGTGGATTCGCCAGTAGCAGCGATAGCTGCCAGATATTTCGAGTCACGGACCGTCAAAGAGGCCTTTTGGGAGGCCATGATGGGGAACCCGCCAGAGACCGTAGCAGTCACGTTCGAGGCGGCCCCCAGGGCCACGTACGCGGTCTTAGCGCCCAGGTTCTGAATGACCGCAATGGTAGCAGCGGGAGAACTCGCCCCCGTAGAGGCCAGAGGAACGGACGAGGATACTTGGCTCACAGTCAGGGTGGCCATACCCGTAGGGGTGAAGGCTTCAGTTTGAACAGTCGGATAGTAAGCCTCGGCCGACTGGTATCCCAACTTGATCCCGGATGCCGCCAGAAGGAGGCAGATGACCATGGATAGGACGGACAGTTGAAGCAGCTTCATACAGGCTCTCCTCGATTTACTTCCAACACGTATTGTGCCTCATGACAGTGAGGCGAAGGGTCTCCGGCATCCAGAGGCTCATGACGAACCAAAGTACCTTTACCGTCTAGGAACAGCAGGTCTATATCGAACCTGAGATCCTTTCCCCACATACACCTCTGGGCGACCTCTTGCCAGACGAACAGCATCCCCTGGTGCTCAGGAAGAAAGTCCCGACCAGATAACCCCTTGGCCTTTCCTTCCTCGGCGGTGACCACCTCCAGAGTGAGGCCTGAGATGGGTCTCTCGGACGGATAAGCGGCCACTACGACGACCAGAAGAAGGGCGACCAGAAAAAGACCAAGTACTCCTCTATCCAAAGCGGCCTCCTGGAGTCCCTTTGAACCCGACCAATGGGCGGTTCTTCCCGTCGGCTTTGCTCAGAGCGGTGATAGCCTCGTTCGCCTTCTTCTCCGCCTTGTTGAGCTTCTGCTCATGGGGTTTGAGGAAGTCCTTCTTGAACTTCACGACTTGATTCCACCGCTCACTTGGGTCTTTGGAGAACCCCTTCGCCGCTTCCTGCAGGGCTCCCTCCATTTCCTTGTGGGCCTGGCGATAGCTGGCCAGCGCCTGGTTATATTCTCCAGTGACCCTCTTGACATCGGACTCGGTAGGACCAGTAGCCATCTTCTCGGTCTTCGATGATCCGCCTTTCGAAGTGAATTTGCCTCCCTCGCGGGGATGTTCTTCCTCCTTGAAGGTCCCGGCGTCCTTCGCTGCGGGCTTCACTATCCAGTAGGTATTGTAGGGAGGTTCCTTGGACGTGTCGAACTTCTGCTCGACCTTGCCGCCAGTCCGCTCAGCTGCGACCTTTGCTTCGGCCAGGGTCTTGTAGACCACGCCCTCCACAGCATCCTTCGACCGCTTGCGATAGGTCACCATGTAGGTGCCTTCGGGATTCTTCGCCTCGGAGACTACCTGGTAGCCCAGACGCTTCATCTTGGCCACATCAAACCGCTTGAGGAATTCACTGGTGTAGGTCTTCTCGAGGTCAGAAGAGTCTCGGGCGGATTCCAAGAGATGGAGTTCTTGACGTAGCTCACTGATCTTTTTGGAGAGATCCATTTCTCTTTGTGACTGATAGTGTTGGGCTCCCCCAGTCTTCATCTTTCGTTTTTCACGAGCAAGCCCTAAAGACCCTGAGAGCTCTTCAATCTTCCTCTTTAAGGCCTCTGCCTTAGGGGAGGCGTCCTCCGACCTCTTTCCCGCCAACCCTTTTCCTCCGACCATCGACCGTAGATTGAGAGCAGCCTCGGCCTCATCCCATTCCTCGGCGATTAGCTCTTTCTCAGCTACGCTCTTGGATACACCCATTCGGTTGGATAGCCGTTGAATACGAGCCTGCTTATCGGCCTCAGAGAGAGCATCCTTCGCCTTCTGTGCGTACACGACTCCGGTCTCACCGTCCCACTCACCCACGTTCGGCAGGGCATGGCAGATCTCGCTGTCGCCCTCGAACCGTACAGAGGGATTGGCTACCTTACAGGCAGCCCGCCAAGCGGCATAGGTGCGGTAGGTCTTCTCTCCCAGGTGATTGGTTGCATCTCTCGAATGACGTTTGATCATAATCCCTCGCAGTATATTGGTCAACATCGGGTGTGTGGAGTCCGGTACCTCTGACGTCCACAGGTAAGCAGTGTGCTCGTGGTTCAGCACTGGCCGGAACTCTTCGGGTACTTCACACAGGAACGTGGTGAAGCTCACCTCTGGTGAGATTGCAACCGAGTGTCTCTCGATCGGGTCTCTCACTCGATACTGGCACTCCTCGAACGTTTCCCGGATGGCAGCTTCTCGGTCGGTCTCGCCAGGCTCGAGGTGTCCACCAGGTAGACCCCAGTAGCCATCGCCTCGCTTGAGTAGCAGAGCTTTGCCATTGGCTATGAAGAGTATTCCGGCAGCTTTATTCATCGGTTGAGTCCATCATAGCCTTGGTGATTTTCTGAAAGCAGCCAGTAAATCCCGTGCTAGCTATCCATTCTCTACGTCGTATATTCAGTTGACGTTGAGACTCTCCCGACATAACCTGAAGCGCCCTTTTGGCCCTTATTTTATCCTTAGCTTCTTCAGAATGAGTCTTTCCTTTTAGGGGAGGGACTCTTCCACAGAGCTTTCTTCGGGTCTCCTCGGAGATGGCCCCAGGCTTAGCAAATCTGGCCAGTTGTGCTAATGACTGCTTTCTCCTAGTCTCCTCAGAGACGAAGTGTCCCATCTTAGAAGCTGAGACTTTTGCTGAGGTTAGCGGGTTCAACATAGGCCCAACGGTTCCGCCGAGTCCCAAATTATATCCCTTCGGGACTAGGGTTTCAAACAGAGCAATGGCCTTAATCTCTAATTCTTGTATATACTCCAGTTCACCTTTAGCGAGCACTTTGAAAGCGGCCTCGGGAAATTTACGTAAGGCATTGTGCACTGGAAGGGATGATTCCCTCTTTGCCCTCCTCAGATGGGTCTTCCATCGTCGAAGAGGGTCTATGGATATTCCAATATAACCTTTCCCATTTGGAAAATCTATCTTATACAAGAAGGAGACTCTACTCATTCGGGAGGATGGGTTCTTGATAACATCTACAATTGGGAAAGGTTCCAGCATGGTAAAACTTACCCGGGTCTACTTCTGGAGGTTGACTATAAAGAACTACTTTTCCATTCATTTTCTTATGGCTGTCTCGAACATCCACGTCTCCACTGGTTCTCCAAATATAGGCCTCAATCCCCACATGCTCAGCTCGAACTTGGGTGAGACCTGCTGCAGTCCTGGCGACCTCGGTCCGAGCTATCAGCTTTGCACGGCTCTCTGTGACCTTTCCGGTTCGCAGAATGTCCTTCGCGATCTCCTTCGCCCGACTACTGTCGGCGATCGCCTCCAGGGTCAGCCTATGCACCCTCTGGCCGGCTTCTGTCGGCAGGCTGGTGATCAACGTCACTTGCTCGTCAAGGAGGATCCGCAGCGCCTCTCCTGTGGGAGCAGACTGGATCTCCTTGCGCAGGGCTCGTCCGGTCTCCTTCCCTAACTCATGCCAGGCCGCCTCATCTCTGCGCGAGATCTCGGCCAGAATCCTCTCAGCCACAGACTTCGCCCAAGGACGGATGGTCTCCGAGTATTGGTTGAGGACTCGCTGTATCCCAGGCAGATCATGAACCACTCCCTGCGGGGCCATCCCTTTGACGATGGCGTCGATCTGCCGAACCACTCCCTGCAGTTGCCGCAGGTAGGAGGCTTCGAGCCGATGCGCCTTCGCGAACCGTTGACGGGCTAACCGTCGAAGCTCTGCGGTTGAAGCATCATTCGTCAGTAGGGAGCACATCATCTGGTATTGGAGGACCTTCGCCTTCCGCCTCGCGGATCATTTCGTCGGTAATGTTCGAGAAGATGTTCGTGACCGTGCTGCACTGCTTGAGCTCCTTCAGGGCCGTTGCACGGTCGATCACCCCAGAACCTTCGACAGCAGAGATGGCACTCGAGGTGCTCGAGGCGATAGCGGCCTTCTGCTCATCATTGAGTTGCCACAGGGAATTGAACTCGAGTCGGTATCCGTCCGGCAGGTCAACCCCCCTGGATGCGGCCAGTGCT